TTACTCTTAAAGTCTCCGCCATTTGTAGAAGTGCTTACGCTGTTCGATGACTTTGAAGATGAAGAAGTACTGGTAATTGGAGTAGAATCTTTCTCAGACTTCTCATCGTCCTTCTCGGACTTCTCATCGTCTTTCTCGTCATCTTTATCTTCTTCGTCGTCCTCGTTGATCTTCTTAGCAGACATGCACTCCGACAGACCGTGCACTGGGCACTTCTTGCCCTTCGGGGTCATGTTGCAATCGGCAGCTTCCGTCTCGCTGGCCTCATAGACCTTCTCAGCTTCCTTCTGCCTGTAACCGTGGCGAGGCTCTTTCTTCTTATCGTCGAGGGAGTACTTGACATTAGTAGCACTGAAGACGTCGTCCTTGTTGCCAGCCCTCGAAGAGTGCTTCTCTTCCTTGTGCTTGGCTACGAAGTCCTGACCGGCTTTCTCCTTCGGCGCATAGTCGACGCCGGGATCTTTGCCAATAGAACCAGTCTCGACCTTAGAAGCTTTCACTCCCTCGAGTTCCTTGATGCTCTTACCCTTCTTAAGGAGATCTTTGAGCTTCTGCGCAGTCTTTGCCATCTCTGTTCCTCTTAATCGTAATCTTCTTCGTAGCTATCGCTCTCGTAGTCGGAATCCTCGTAGTCGCCGTTCTCTGAATCCTCGTAGTCGAAGTCCCTGGGCTCATTATCAAAGAGACCCTGAGCTACTTCTATCTTCTTTTGATCGATTGCCGAAGCAAGTCTATCGACGAGTAGATCATTGAATACAACCGAGAAGTCGACTGGCTTCTGCTGATAGGCGAAGTCAACTAAATTCTGTACTGTGTATTTATCACTTTCCATATCATCACTCCTTATTTGTTAGTTGCTAGAGTCATAATCGCTGACTTATATCTAGCTTCGTCTTGCATCGACCTCTTCTTCTGAGGCTTGAGAAGTGCCACAGTAGTCTGAGCATCTCTTAGCTTCTGATTGAGCTCGTCGGTCTCCGGTGTTGGAGCCAAATCTTCGTCGCTACTTAGAGGTTGAACTTCTTGTTGCTGCTGTTGATCTGTCGCTGCCTGTTGATCTGCCTGCTGCTTTGCCTGCAACTGCTCCGGTGTCATCCAGCGCTCTTCCGTCGATTCCTCAGAGATCTGCGCATCCATTTCTTCAATCTCATCATCGGCCTGCTGAAGGATGTGCTTACGCGCCCATTCCTGCGAGTAGTACTTGCCAAGGTACGGGGTGACTGCCTGCATGAGATTCATGCGATTCTGAACTAGCTCAGCTTCCTTCAGCTCCGTGAAGTAGTTGTCCTTGCTGAAGTCGTACTTGATGTCCTGCTGGATATTATTCCAGTCCTCGATCGAGAATATCTGCTTGAGTACCAACTGCTTCTCGAGCATCATAGTGAAGAGAATGGAGAACTTATTGCGAAGTCGAGTAATGAAGCGAGCGAACTTGAGCTCGTCACGAGTAACTTCGGTAGCCCTACCTAGTGAGAACAGAGCATCGGAGTTGAGCCTGTTGACTGGAACATTCAGAGTCTGGTACAGCTTCTTCTGGAAGTAAAGCACATCGTCCATCTGACCGAGAGTTTGACCACCGGGAAGAGTTGTAACTTCAGTTCCTCTACCACCTTCTCTACGAGGAAGCCAGTAATCCTCGAGCATTGTCATGAACTTACGATCATCACGCACCTCGCCAGTAGCTCCATCGTAGATGAGCCTATTCTTGTGCTTGACCATAATATCACGAAGATACTGCTCGGCCTTCATCTTCGGTAGATTACCGACGTCGATGTACCACACACGACGCTCTGGAGCTCGGGCTAGACGATAAACGACTAGGGCATCCTCGAGGGTCCTGAGTTGATTAATTGCCTTGATTGCCTTGTGAAGATACGAGAGGACCATAGTTCCTTGAGTATCAGTGAGACCCGAGGTAATGTGAAGGATAGTGTCCTTAGCTATCTTTAGACCGGAAGTAGCTGGACCAACCGACTTATTACCGTAGTTGAATCCCTTGTCGTTGTAGACGTAGTACTCATTCTGAACTTTTTGAATGACGGTCTCATTCAAGCTGCCACCACCCTTGGATCTCTGCTTGGCGATCTCCCTGATCTTGCGAATCTTGCGAGGATCGATGTAGCGAACTTCCTTGATACCGGCTTTAGGATCATTCTTATCCACTAGAATATGATAGTAGAGTCTACCGTCGATATACCATCGACGGTAGATCTCGTAAGCGTGTTTTTGAAAGTCCAATATATTAAGGCAATTATCGAACTCTTCTCGAATTGCCTTCTTGAGATCATCAGAAATATTTACGTTATCGAGATTAATATTAACAATCTTGTCCTCTTCAACGGACATGGTCTCATTGACGATCTCATCTACAGCCGCATCAACTTCAGGCTGAAGGGCCATTTCCCTGTACTTGGTGCAGAGCTCGGCTTCGGTTCTTACGGTACCATCTAAGTCGACGTAAGTGCCAAACGCGCCGCCGGCCGCTACGACTACGGCGCCGTCGTCCTCGCTCTTGGGGGCAAAAGAAGGTATCTGATCTTCTTGTGCCTTCCTTTTAAACTCAAAGCCGAATAATTCCATGTAGGTAGTTCTCCAAAAGGAAAGAGGCTAATTCAAGAAAGCCCCTTCCTGAAATAATGTTATGTCAAGAGGCTGTTGAGCATAGTACTTATTACGTAGAAGTCGGCGTCTGAGCGTCGCCAAGGTATCCGTTGATGGTCTCATTTGCTGGTAGCCAGTAATCGTAAGTGAATGTCACGCCGAAGGTCTCGATCTGACTCGCAGTTTCCCAGCTAAGAGCGATTGAGTCGATCGCAGTCGGGAATGCACCAATGATGTCGTACTGACGAATCGCAGTTCCATCCTTGCCGTACTGAATAACGCTCAAATCGCTCTTATAAGAATTCTCATTACCTGAGAAAGCTGCATCGCGAACGTTGGATTCGAGTCTATTAAGGGCGTTTGACCACTTCTCGAACATCGAGCGAACTAAGAAGTCCTCGTCGTTCATGACAGTAACTGTCCAGTCTTGGAAAGTCCTCGCACCGGCTACCTTGATATTACGACCAAAGTAAGGGATTGAGATATTAGCGACCGAGGCAGCCGGAATATTGGCTGCCTGACACGTAAACCTGAACTTATCCGCTGCTGCCTGATCAGCCCTGACTCCATCGGGGATCCTTAGAAATACCTCGAAGAGGGCGGGGCGTGCACCACCAAGTGTTAGACCCCTCGACTTGAAGGTACTAATGTTAAATCCTGAAGCCATTGTTGTTCTCCTTGTTGTTCTTATTATTTATTAGAACTTGCCAACGACCTCAGAGAACTGTACGCCGGTGCGGACAGCGACGAAGTTAAGCTGGATGTAGTTGATTGAGCGCGCCGGCTTGATATAGATGTCGCCGATGAACTGATTAGAATCCACTACTTGCGGAGTATTATTCGTGGCGTCGCAAACAACTAGGTAGTCGGTGATGCCGCGGCGACCCTGAATGTCTCTGAGATATGGATTGACTAGGGCTTTGAACTGCGCCTGAGTGAAGGCATCGTTGAACTCGAAGAGGAAGAACTTAGCAGCGGTTGCAATTGCTTTCTCTAGGACGATGAACAAGCGACGGACGTTGATGTGATCGAATGCCGATGGCTTACTCTGAAGAGTCTTGTCCCCGAAGAGGACCGTTCCTTGACCGGTGAAAGTAACAACCGGATTAACGCCCTTGCTGTATAGGAGATCACGATCTGCCTTGTGCGGATTAAAGCGCAGCTTAGCTAAGTTCTTGATCTGACCGCGATTGTAACCAGCAGGTGACCACCAAGGATCGCGCGTGTTATCCGTGCGAACACAGAGACCAGCAATATCTCCATTGCAAGGAATCCAGCGATACACGTCGTTGTAGCGATCGTACTGGTACTTGTAACCGGAATCCATCACAGCATAGGAACTGTCGTGGATCGCGCCGCGCCAATTAGTAATGGCTACAGCTTCCTGACCTGCATTCGACCTAACGAGGGCATCATCGGGACTGATCAGTGCGATGCAGTCCTTGCGAACCTCGACGATGTTATCGATGATGTAGTTAGCAAGCTGGAAGTTATTGATTGTCATGCCATTGACGGTAGTACTTCCACCCGTTGGTTTACCCTGCATGACAAGCGAGATGTCGATTGCCTCTGCTCGGGCAAAAGTATCATACGCAGTTGCAAGAATATTGAGAGGAGCCGTAGAGCAGCTATATCCATCGGCACCACCAATGAAAGAATTGTTGTATGCCCTGCTCAGCGTACCATTAATGATATTGACCGCGCTATTTGATGCGGCGCTGGAACGATCGTTTGCCCACCTAACGTATGAAGAGCTTTCATTGATGACCTGAGCGTAGTAGTTAGTAGCACCTCCAAGAGTCTTGGAATCCCATGCTCTCGATAGGTTTGAGTAGCTCTCGAGTACCGTTCCAGGTGCACCTGCAAATGCTCCATTTTCATCGACTACGACTACGTGTAGGGTATCGACGGCCGCAGTGTTCCCGTACTGAAGAGCATAATCGGAGATAATTGGCGCAGCTCCGATGATATTGGAGAACTCCCAAGACCTAGTAATCAGAGTATTATTAGAAGCTCCACCGGTAGTAAATGGGGTAGCAAGCTTATACGTAGTGGTGAA